GCTCCTGAGTGATTCTTGACATAAATATACCTCCTAAAAAAATTTTGGCTTTTCTTATTTTCCCAAACGCTCGATTTTCTTTTCGAGGGCATGGAGCTTTTTTATCAATGCTAAAAGTTCGATATGACTGGGCTTCAATATTCCCAGATATTTGGCGACCGCGATGGCCGCTTCATCGGTTGGGTATTTGGTTCCTTTGATCCAATTATAAAAAGTCTGGCGAGAGATTTTCGTCTCCCTGGCCATGGTTGCTATTTCTATGCCTTTCTGGTGGAGCAATATTTTTAAATTTTTCCGCATAAGGCACTGTTTAATAAAAATTAATTCTTGGGTAGCTTTCTTTGTCATTTGTCCTCCTGGGATGATGTCAACTTGCCTGTCAAATCTGCCTTCAATCTCATATTAAGGATCCTGCCTTGGCTTGTCAAGCGGTTTTTTGCCAAAAAAAAAGGCGGGAAAGATCTCTCTTCCCCGCCTTCAGGCCGGTTCAATCGAGGGGTCCCAGGGCGTCGATTTCGTCCTGGAGTTCTTTCATCCGGAGCCGCTCCGGAGAAAGACACGGCTTGAGTTTGGAATTTCCGTTTTTGATCTCCTCCTGTTTTTTGACCTTCGCTTCTTTGAGCCTGGTCATGGCCTCCGGCGTCATCGGCCGGTACGGCCGGATCCGGCGCCGGCGGGATTTCATGGTTTCTCTCCCGGCCTAGAATCTTTTTCCACGATTTCCGGCGTCATCTCCTGGAGCGTGGTTTTCTTTATTCGACTCCGGTTCGGGTGTTCCGGGCCTGAGATGCAAATCGTAGCCAGGAGCTTTTTCTGGAGCCGCCGGATGGCATCCAGGGCCTGGGCTACGTTTCCGCCTTCGGCTTCGGCCTCGACTTCGATTTTCGCGTGGATCCTGGTCTTCGACCGCGGTTCCTCTTCCCCGCGCATCTTGGCGATCTGCAGGGCGCCTTCGACCGTCCATTCCAATTCCGCCGTCATGAATCCCTTCTCGAAGCAGGGCCGGCAGCAAACCCGGAAGCCTTTGTGGGCCAGGGGCTCCATGTCCTTGTCCTTGGCGACGTGCTCGCAGATGACATAATCCTTCCGCCAATCATTCGGTTCTGCCATCGGTCTTTTCCTTTGCCGCTTCGATTTCCCGGATCCGGGCCAGCTCTTGCTTTTCCCGCCAGGTCATCTTCGCGCTCTTTTGCCCGGCTGCGATCGCAGCCTCTTTTTTCAGCGCCTTTTTCAGGTGTCGGCTTTTCATCGGGTTCAATCCTTCCCAAAGAGCCAGGGCTGGGTCTTTGATTTCCAAATTTGGCAGCCGCCGAATTCGACTTTGATCCGCCGCGGGTCTTCGCCTTCCGGGATCTTCATCCCGGTTTTCTGCAGCAGATGCAACAGGCCGCAGGGTCCTTCGCCGCCGTAGCCGACTTCGAATCCGTCCGTTTCCAGAATGATCCGGCCGGCAGGATCCGCGGGATCCTGAAATAAAATCTGGGTGACCAGGCCGCAGATTTCTTCGTCCGGTTTTTCACGGTGGACCGCAATGCCGAATGGCTGGGGCAGGCAAAGCTGCCCGATTTTCCTCTCGATAAATTCGGTCGAGAGGCGGGTGATGCCTTGCGGCATCTTGTCCTTGATAATTCTATCCATGATGTACCTCCCGGGTCCCCGGCAGGCCCCATGGCCCCGTTTTTCTCCCTCAACGTTAAAGCTCGGGCAGGGCCTTTCGGCCCCGGTTCTAAAGGAGGTTTTTGATCTGATTGACCGCGACTTCGGCGCTATCGTAGGCGTCGTAGCGCAGCATCATTTCCTTGTCGGCTTCCGTCAGGCTGTTGATGCCATCGGCGATCAAGAGAAGCCGGAGCGTCCGGATTGCAGCTCTCATATTTCGGACCGCCTTTTTAATCTGTCTGCGTTCCAGGTCGGTCAGCCGAATATTTTTCTCGGCCGCTTTGCTCATCCGGTAGGCATCTCTCCGGGCCGCCAATTCGCCTTCGTGGGCGGGGTCGTATCCAGCCGCCTTCGCCCTGGCTTTCCGGTCCTTTGCTGCTTCTTTCGCTCTGGCCTCTTCGTGTCCGGCCGCCGCAAATGATGTCTTTCTCATCGTCTTTCTCCTTGCGTCCCCGGCGCCGGCGTAAACCGGCCCCCTTTTCTCGCTCAGGGGCTTTGGGCTCGGGCTCCCGGGGCGGTCCTTATTCCGCCCCGCGTTTCGTTTAAACCTTGAATTCCTTGTAAGGACAATTGCCGATCCAGCCGCAACGTTCGCCGAGAAGCTTTTTCAAAAGCTCCAAAAGCGCCGCGGTATAGTCGTAGCAGGCGATCCCGTGTCCGCCGCCGTGCTCGAAGATCTCCGCCAGCGCGATCTCGCTGGCTTCATCCACGGTCATGGTTTTCCCGTGGATGGCGATCGTTGGCTTCTGGCCTTCTTTCCAAAGGGCGGCCAAGGGTAGGCCATCGCCCTTGGGATCGGCGATTCGCTGGGCAGCGATTTTAATAGCAGCCCTGCGCTTCTGTTCGCCCAGCATGACCTTGATCTGTTTCTTTTCGCTTTCGGTCATTCTTTTTCTCCTCTGCGTCCCCGGCAGGATCTTGCGGATCCCCGCTTTTCTCGCACAGCGCTTTGGCTCGGGCTGGGGGCCTCCAGGCCCCGTTTGTTCAAATTGTCCACCAGATGCGTTCCCAGGTGTCTTTGTCGGCCAGCTCGATCTCTAAAACTTTTCCGTTCTGGTGATTCCAATCGGTGACTTCGTATTCTAGGGCATCGAGCTTCATTTTCGCTTCGATGTAGGCTTTGGCCGCTTTCAAAGCCTGGCGTTCGCGGCTTGTCGGTTTTCTTGGCATCGTCGTCATTCCCAAATAACCCGGCCCAGGCCGGTCCGGCCCTTGACTAGGCCGGCGTCCCGAAGGACCTGCTCATGGGCCTTTCGGTTGGCCGTCGCCATCCGGGTCTTTTTCCGGGCTTTGCATTCCGGGCAATCCGGCCGACAAATCGTGTGATACTGGACCGCTTCCTGCCAGGCCGCGTAATCGCCGCCTTGCTCGAGCGGCTTCAATCCTGAAACCTGTTCGATGTGCTCCAGCCATTTTTCTCTTGTCATGATTTTTCTCCTGCCTCCCCGGCATCGGCCTTTCGGTCGACCCCTTTTTCCGGCTCAAGGGCTCAGGCTCGGGCTAGGGCCTTTCGGCCCTTCCGGTTATTCGATCCGGTGGATGATCTGAGATTCAATGCTCGAATTGACGCGCAGTCTGCCAGAATACCAGGCATTGATCGGCGTGATCTTCAGGTTCTGGGCGGGTTTCATTTCCATGATTCCGTTGTAATCGCTCGCCCTCATGGTGGGCCGGACGACTTCGTGCATCTCATTGATGCTGTACTCCTGGACCTCATGTCCGGCATCCGCTACCGGCGCTCCCGTGAAGCTGTGTACCAAAAATCTCTTTGCCATTTTTTTCTCCTGCTGGAGGAGGGCGGCGTTTCTCCATCCCTCCCCAGCGCGGGTCCCCGGCATCGGGCTGGCCGGCGGTATTTCTCATCGCCGTCCGGCTCGACCTCTTTTCTCCCTCAGAGTTAAGCTCGGGCTTGGGGGTTTTCCGTCCCCCCTCGTTTTCTCTTTTGGCTTCGGCCGCCTCTTAGGCGTTTTCCCTTGGGCTTTACCGCGTCCGTTTTCTCGCTCCTCTGCTGGGGTCCCGGGCCTTCAGGGGCTGGGGGATCCCGATCCTTGGCAAGTTCGCGCTTCGGTCGGCGTCAGGCTTGTGGGCCTTGGCTTTTTTTTCTTGGCCTCTCAGGGCCGGGTCGGTCTTGGTATCCCGCTCTCTGCGTTTCCCGGTCGGGCCTTCAAAGATCTGTCCCGCCCTCTCCCGGGGGGCGGTCTGGCTCGGCCCCCCTCCCGGGGGGGCCTTGCTAATTGTCACCCATATAATAAAACAAATCGAAACGAATGTCAACCCCCCTGTCAAATGGCAAAACGTCGACGATCGTCCAGGTTGCGTTATTTTGGGTTTTCCGGGGAATTGTCCAGGACGGGTTAAAAGCCCGAAATAGGCCCTAAAGCGGCCCAAATCCGGGCATTTCCTGCCTTACTTTAGATTTCGGGCAGAATTATTTTTAATTTGGCGAAAGATTTTTTTCTTTTTCTTCGGCGCCCCGGCTTAAACCAGGAATCCGAAAACCGAAATCTCCCAGGTTTCTGTTGTGGCTGTTGAACCCACAGTGACATTGATGCCAAACACAAGCCCTGCAATATATCCCACCAGCATGGTCTTCACTGCAGCCTTATTTGTCCAGACATTGGTGATGCCCGTGGCTATCACCTGGGCAGCTGCAGCCAAATAATCCGTATAGGCTGCAGGCTGTCCAAAACCAGCAGTGGCTGCAGCACCAGCACCAGCTGCCCAGGCCGTCACCCTGATCACGATCTCTGTGACGATCATTACCTTCCCGACCGGCACCGTGATCAGCGGCGTGGCCGCAACCGTCTTCGCGTTGATCCCGCCGACCTTGGCCAGCAGAGTAACAGCGTTTTCTTTTAAATCAGCCATTTTTTCCTCCCTCAACCTAGAACAACATCGTTGTCGATGCAAATGATGTTATTATCAAGACAGATGATATTTATTTTTCCGGCTGTGATCTTAAAATTTCCGGCTACTTCCAATTTTTCAGTCGGCAATATCGTCCCGATTCCTATATTACCATTATGTTTGATATAAAAACACAAGGTCGTTCCATCATCGGTGCTGAAAATAATATTATTCTTTCCTCTTATCGCTATATCATCTGTAGACGATCCGACAATCCAATTTTCCGGCGCACCGATGATGCCAAAAAGCATTTTCGAAACTCCGGCCAATAATAAAGAAAGGCCGCCGGTTCCGCCTCCCGTTTCAATCGTCAATACTTGCGAAGGATTTATTGTTCCGATTCCGACTCGGCCCGCCGCATTTTCTTTAATTATCCTCTGAAGTGCCGGGCCCATCATATAAAGTTCGTCATCATCGGAGTCCGAGAAAAGCATTCCCGGCTGGGCATTGGTCGGAACAACTGCACCCCTCCAGTTATTTTTCATCCGCTCCCATTCCTGGAAACTAAAAAGGGACCCGTTGATCGGGTCATCGCCATCGATAAAGGCCATTGAATTTCTCCTAAACCATATTTTCGTCGGCCGCTTTCTTGCCCGGTTCTCCGTCGGCAAAACGACCGGTTATTTCATCGCAAGCAAAAGCCCAGATCCTTTCCTCATCCGTCGCGTTCGCCCAATTCGCGGGCAGAACATTCTCATCCCCGCAGATTAAATACTGCCGGAGGATCCAGCTTAGGTCCTGGGCTTCGATCGATAATTTAGCGCCCAAAAGGTCCGCACTAAAACTTGTTACATAGTAATATCGGCCCTGCTCCCCAGCTCCGGTCCGGCTTAATCCGAAAGGATCCTGAAGGCGAAAGTTCGTCAAAATGTCGATATCGTCGATCCAGGCCAGGGGCAAATCAAAAGTGATCTTCGGTTGGCCATATCCCCATTTCAGCAGCTCCTCCTCAGCTCTTTTGGCCGCCCAGGCGGCGGAGGTCGTCCATTTAAAATCCATGAAATCCGGGGCTTCCAGCTCCTCCTCGAAGTCGGCAATGCTGGACGGACGAGTTGCATCGGCACCGCCCGCGTAAAGGTCGCTTGCTGGGTTGTGGGTCCAACGATACCGCGCCCGGTTTATCGCCGATTTCAGGTTGTGCTGAAAATCGGGCTGTCCGATAGTATCAATTTGGGCGAAAATAAAAAGGTTTGTGGCCAGGACCGAAAGGTCCTTTCGTTCAATGTAAAAACGGCCGCTTCGGTCAAAGGCGCTTTGGGATCCCATCGTGAATAAAAGTTCCTCGAGGATCGTTTCGCTTTCTCGCTCTCCTTGCAAAATCAGGAATCCACTTGTCCCTTCGCCGTCTGCCGTAAATTTAGCCGCTAGAATATCCAGAGAATCAAAATCAATAAAATCTCCCGGGACTTCGGCTAAGAAAGCCAGAAAAAATCCTAAAACATAAACCGGATTCTGAACATATCCGGCCGCACTATCCCAATCGGGAAAAGTATACCCTTTCGCGTTATAGGTAATCTTAGCATCCTTCATGTCAACGGTAAAAGTTATATAGGTCCGACCACCGTCCCCGTAACTTATCGAATAAAGGACTGTGGATTGGAGGACGCCATCGCTGTAGACTTGATCGACGGAAAATAATGATCCCCGGGCTGCTATATATTTATAAGCGGTCGTATCAATGCAAAAAGCCTCGACCGCTCCGCCCAGGCCCGTTTCGGTGTAACTGGCCAAGCCGAGGACGTCAGGCATCGGTTTGTTCAAAGCGTTTTTATGGGCGAGCGGATATTCGTCCGCCGTGATCCTGTAGAGAGGGACTTTTCTCTTAAAATACTTGGTGGTGATGTCCCGGAGCCGGACTTTAAAAGTGCTCCCGGGCCGATTGTAATCATCGACGATCAAAACTGAAGAGGCGGTTTTCCAGCTTTCCGGCCGGTCCGCCCAGCCACAATAAAATTCTACGATTTGGTTCTTTAAAAAATACTCGGCCAGGAGTTTTGAAAATTCCTTATCCGAGTTTGCCAACTCGACATCCATATCGCTGGAATTGAAAAGCCCGCCCTTATCTGAAATCGCCCGTGTAGTAGGACTCATCCCCAAGATCCGGCCATCATAAAAAATAGCCGGGGTAATCATATCGATCGGTGAATAATAACGGTCGATCGCGCCGCCCCATTTTTTAAATCTCCATTTAGAGAAAACGGCCGGCCGCTTTTTCCCGGGTCCAGGGATTCCGGAAAAAAAGGTTATTCGATTCCCACGATAGAGCCGCCCGCTCACTTCCGCTCGCCAGTCTCCGGCATAGGCATACCCGGATCCGGGGACGCCGGGACCATCTTTCATCAAATATATTTGATAACTACCTAATGGAAGAGCGGGCATCTTTGCAGCGGGGACGGTGATTTGAGTATTCGAATCGACCGTGAAATCTCCGGCAAGGTTGGAGAGCGCATAGGTTCCTTGCCCTTGTAGCCCTTCAAAACGAATGTGATAAACCTCGTCATTCCATCCGGCCGCAGGATGTTCATTGAGCGGATTATAGGTGTTGTCATCAAGCTCCGCATTGCCGTTGTGGAATCCAAGACCATAGAGTTTGACTTCGACTCCTCCAGCCGAGGGCATCGAATATCGAGAGAGAGAATTGCAAACGGGATTCAGATAGTAGAATCGCAGGCGCTTGGCTTGAATGTTAAAAAATAGTTCGTCTCCGGCCGGGGGCAGTACCCCCGTATAATTCACAAACTCCAAGCAGAGGCCTTCGTTTTCAAATTCCCACTTATTCAACCACGTATCCGCGCCGGGGGCCGCTTTATAGCGGCAGCCGTAGATTCGGAAGGTCACCGGGTTATAAGGTTTGTCCCATTGGCCATTTGTTTGACATGAGTTTATCGCCTCGAACGGGACGCTCAAAAGATCACACCAATAATTTACACCGTCATAAAAAATACCATCTGCTAAAGCCGAGTCCCAAACAGCGGGCGAGGCAGGATATCTTTGGGCGGCAAATAAAGTATGGCAATGAGTATTCGCTGGCCATCCGGCTAGGGAATTCAGGACGCACAAAACGTCAATCTCATAGTCGATTAGCAGGTTCAAATTAACGGCATCGACCCCAAAATCATGAATCGGGCGCATGAGGGTTTTCCACCCCGTAAAAATCCCGCCTGCCGATTGCCCCAATCCGCAGCGCCCGTATTCGTATCGTCCTGCTTGCCAATGAATCCGGTCTTCCGAGTTGTCCAGGCTCTGATAGTTACAGGAGATGTGCTGAAATTGGATCCATTCCCGGTAAGGGATAGTCATCATACCCCTCCCGGCCCGAAGTCTCTGTAGATCCGGAGATAGTCAAATTTAATCATGGAACCGGGATGGGTACTCCAATTCCGGACAAAAAGGCCGCAGTTATAGCTCCTCATGGACGAGTTCCACCAGTACCAGTCTACCCCGAGAGCGTTTTGATAGGTCGTCCAGGAGATTCCGTCCGAAGAATATTGAGCGCTGAATCGATATCCTCCATAAGTTCCGCCGCCGCTCGGTTGGCCGCTGACTCGGAATCTCATATAGATGGGGAATCCAATCGGGCCGCGATCGGCTCCGAAAGTTGTCATGTCGAAATATTGGCATCCGGCTCCCGTGCATCCGAACATGATTGTTTCCGTTGCCGTAGAACCTTCCGCTTGTCCGACCCAAAGTCCGGCCTGTGTCAGCGTTGCGGGCATTATCGATCCCGCCGAGATCTTCGTTTCCAAATAGTAGGGAAAGCCGGGATTTCCGAGGGAAATCTTGGGGGCGAGATCGGTTCCTGAAAGCCATCTGGCGTTGACTCCGGCCGTGATCGTGAAAACAAGGTCGGAGCCGGCCGGTTCCGTGATGGTTTTACCTACCGCGTTGTTGAGTTGTTTATACCAAAAATGGATATCGGCGTCGGAGAAATGGTCCATGAAAGCAAACTGTGTCGGGTCGGTGGCCGGGACCAGGTTCGCCCGGGCCTTCGTCAATCTCCAATTCAAATCAGAAATTTTGCCCCAAATCGCCTTGATTTCATCCCGGGTGTTCATAAAAGTGTTATCCCCCGCGTCAACTCCCGGAGGGTCAGGTTCCATTCCCGGAGTTCGTGTTCGCCATAAATTGGCCGCTTGGCCGTGGGGCTGCCGACGACCTTAACAAAGAAAACGTGCGGGTATCGCGTATCCGGTACCAAAACAAAGCGTCCGGCTGCGCCGTAGGTGGCCGTTAAAAAAACCTCGATTTCGTCGACTACGGCCGGATCGTTGATATGCTTTAGCTGGAGCTTAAATTCTTTTTGCTCGGAAAAAAAGACGTCCCAATCCTGGCCGTAGACCGTCTGCTTTTCGTCGGTGTGGAATGTCTTTCCATCCTCGCGGCCGGGCTGGACAAAAGCCTGAGAAAATTGGTCAAGATCGCCCAGCCAAAGTTCGCCGATCCTGGGAATGAGTGGATTGGTCGGGTCATTTATGTAACTCCGCCAATATCGGTAGCTGGCCAGCGGCCTGAAATAAAAATCGTTCAGGCGCCAGGTCGGGCTCCAGCTCTGCAAGGGGGCCCCCGGGAATCCTGCATTGTTGGCCTCGATCGTAATCGTCGCCGCTTGCAGTAGGGTATGGTTAAAAATGGCGATCATCTCGACGAGCGTTATGGCGCCCAGGTCGATGATGATTTCCTGGGCGAGCTTGCTGGTCCAATAAAAAGGCTTCGAAGGCCGATTGTTGTAAAGGTTCTCTTTTGGGTAGATCGTGTTTTCGGTCGAAACCGAGAGCAGGGTCGTGGCCGTTAAAAGATTTGTCGCTGAATAAAAAAATGGCATTTTAAACTCCCAGGGCTTCGGCGACCAGCCGCTTGCCTACATTCGTTTTTATCCATTCGACGATTTCGGGTCCTATCTTCGTCCGGACCGTCTCCCGGAAGGAATCCGCGTCGAGCGTGTTAACATTAAATTGAGCATTGAACATGACGGCCCCCCCGCCGCCGCCGCCTTGCCGGACGAGCTGCTGGAGCCCGGGCATCGGCAGCGTCACTTCCGGGATGCTGGGCGTGCCGTGAACAATGAGCATTTCGGTTTGTGTTGAAACGGCGCCGGCGGCCGCTCCGCGGAGCTTGCTCATTTGGCCGTCGATCGACTGCAGGGCGCCCAGCATCGGCCCCAGAAAATCCTTAATGGCATAGAGGACGTTGACGGTTTCCCGGGTCGCCCATTCCATATTGAAGAAGAAATTATGCCAGGTATTAAAATAAGCATTCGGGAGGTTGATGATCCAATCGTGAAGCTCTTTCCCGTCCGCCCACATTAATTTTAGCCAATAAGTGACATCGGTCTGTTTGCCGCCGCCGCCGCCGAAAAGACTTTCTATGGCTTTGAATCCGGCAAAGATCGCGATCGCGATGGCCCCCACTATTAAAAGCGGGACGGCCGCCGCTGCCAGGATTGTGGCCGCCGCGGCTATGGCCGTGGCGATCGTCACCAGGGCCGTGGCCAGTCCAACGGCGATCGTGCCTATGGCCGTGGCGACCGCCGTGGCCAAGGTCGTTATAATCGTGGCGATCGTTGTGGCGATCGAGGCAAAGGTCGTACCTACGGTGCTCATGCTTGTTGCCGCGCTGGCCGCGGCTTCGCTCGTTTTCTTGACGACGATATCCTCCAGGAATCCTTTGACCCATTTCGTCGCCATCTCCCCGATCATCCTGAAAAAAGAGTCTTTAATGTCGCCCCAAATATTTTTAAAAAACTCCTTGAAATCGATGTCCAATTTAAAAAGCTTGCTGACGCTCCAGGTTTCTACGAATTTTGAAAAGGTGTTTCCGAATCCTTGGGCGATGTCATTCCAAAGGCCGGCGAAAAGATCATCCGTATCCTTGACGACTTTTTTTGGGCCTTCGGTAAAATTAGAAAAATCCAAAGGCGGAAGGACCCAGCGCCCAGCCGATAGAAAGAACATTTTGAGTTTGAACATGTCATAATAAAATTGCCGGGCGGCATCGTCCGAGATTCCCAATTCCTTTGAAGCCCTTCCCAGCCATTCGCCCAGCGTCTCGATCGATGTCGCGTTGCTGGCCAGGACCTTGGGCATCTTGTCCCAGACGTCGTGCATGCTCCGGGAGGGCGGGAGGATCGTCTGCAGTTGGGTCCCCGTCTCCCACATTTTCTCGTTCAGTTTTTTATGGGCTTCCGTATATTCGATGACGCCGATCTTGCCGCTCTTGTATTGCTCTTCCAGGAAGGCGGCCGCCTTCCTGCAGAATTCATGGGCCTTGCCCATGTCCTCCTGGCTCTGGATCCCGACGCTGCTTAAGAATGAGGCCCATTCCTCTTGGGCCTTTTTGGCCGCCTCGAGCGCCTCTTTGTTTTTAATGACCTGGATGTTGTGCTCTTTGACCGCATCGTTCGCCGTGCCGTGAGCTTTGGCCAGGGCATCCAAACTCTCGGAGCCGGTCGTTCCGGTTTTCTTATAAACCTCGACCAGCAGATCCAGGGCCTCATGATAATTTTTCGCGTGTTTTCCGGTCAGTTCAAAAGCTTTGCCAATGGCTTCTTGCTGGGTTTTATAGGCGGCCGCATGACCGGATCCGTATTCGACGTTGTGCTCTTTGATAATTCCCAGGAGCTTAAAAGTCTTATCGAAAACTCCCTGCAGCGTTTTATCCAGGCCGGTCAATTCTCCGATGAGCCGTCCGATTTGCCAGCCGACGAAAGCCGCCCCCGCGGCCGCTCCTATTTTGATCAGGACCCCCATGATCCCGCCGGCGCCGGCGACGGTCCTCACGGCCTCGAGGCCCTTGATAAATTGCGGAAGCATCAATAATGCCGTCCCCATCCCGAGAAGCATCGAGCCCAGGCCCAGGGCTGTTTCCATAATCGTCTTTGAAAGGGCCGGGTGCTCTTTCGCCCAATTCCGGATCCCCGCGGCGATGTCCGTCACTTTTTTCATAAAATCCGTGAACAAGGGCATAAGCTGTTCGCCGAGAGCTTTTGATGTAGCGCCCAGGGCGAGCTTCATTTCTTTTTGGGCTCTGATATAATCTACGGCCGATTGGATTCCATCTCTGGTCATAACCCCGCCCAGCTCCCGGGTCCTTTCCATTTGCTCTTTGATGGCTCCGGATCCGTCGTTTAAAACCGGGATCATCGTCTTTCCGGATCGGCCCATGAGTTCCATGGCGGCGGCGACCTTGGCCGGTCCGTCCGGCATATCCTTGAATCGGTCGGCGATGATCATCAGGACCTGGTCTGTGTCTTTCAGGCCGCCTTTTCCATCCGTAAGATCTTTGACCGAAATTCCGAGCAGGCCGAATTTATCCTGGGCCTGGACGGATCCTCCGACCGCGTCGGCCATGTTCCGGCTCAAAATTCCGAGCCCGACCGACATCTCCTCGAGCGAGGATCCTCCGAGTTCGGCGGTCAGACGCAAGGAGGAAAGTTTCTCGATTCCGATCCCGACTCGCTGGGCCAGCTCTCCCATCTCATGCTCGGCATCCGCCGTCGAATTAGTGATTCCGACGACCGCGGCGACCATGGCGCCGCCGGTGATGGCCATCCTGGTTCCTAGCGTAGTGAAAGCCTGGTCTATGTTTTTGGCCGAATCGACGAGCTTCTTTTCGTCCCCCTTGACTCCCTCGACGGCCGCGTTCCATTCGCCCTTGTCCAGGACGAGCTTGGCCATGATGGCGCCGGCTAGAAAACTCATAGCATCTCCTCCTCTTGCTCAAGGAGTTTTATGGCCCATTCGAGCTGCATGGCTTCCTCATTAAAGACGTCCCCCCCGGTCATACCGATTCCTATGGCAGAAATCTGTTCGAGACGTTCGCTGCGGCGTTTGATCTTCGCCCTCCGCAGCCAGAATTTAAAGTCTCTGTAATCCAGATTAAGCAGTTCCTCGTAACGGAAGAGGCCGGGGAAAGCCTCCGCTATGAGAGCGAAGGACTGCCCCCAGCCCCGGATCCATTTTTTTCTGCTTGCTCCGGAGAGACGGGCGGCTTGGGCTTCGCGTCCTCGGCCTCGGCCGGCATGACCTTGCCATAGTATTTGTTCATGACGAATTCGCAAATCGCCCGGAGATCCAGGAAGTCGACTTTTTCGACCTCTTCCCGCGGGGCGCCGGTCATGATCTCGACCTGGTCATAGAGAATGAAAACTGATTCATAGGCCGGCTGCGAATCCGTGGGGCCTTTGATCTCTCTGAGCTTTTTCTCGTATTTCGAGATTTGCTCAAAGACCGCCTTGTTGATCCGGACCTGGTAGACGGTCCCGTTGATCTCGACCTCGACCGGGTTGTGCAGGGTCTTGGCCGTGTTGACGCTGATCCTGTTGCCTTCCATTTTTAAACGGTTCCAAAACTGCCGAATTCTCCGAAAGTCCCAGATTCCTGTGAAATAAAAACCTTGAATCCGATCAGGAAGACGCGTTGCGTCGTTCGATCGAAATCAAGCGACCATTTCCTGTAAGGATAGGTCTTATAAAGAATCGTCCATTCGCTGGGGACGATGCTGACCACGTTGTCGCAAACCGGCTTGATGGCCAGCGCCCGGGCATGGGCGTACATATCGCAGCCGACCATGCTCCGCATCGAAAGAACGTTGCCGACCAGGACGCCGTTTAGAACCTGCTCGAGCTGGGTCAGCGTGGAGCGCGTCATAGGGATGTCGAGCTCGGCTTTCGAAGGCTCAAAAATCGCATCGACGACTCCCATGGCCTCCTCTTCGATATCGGAAATCGTGTCGGTCTGCTTAAGGGTAACCTTGCCCAGGAAAGGGGACAGGGTGATCATGTTCGATTCCCCATATCCCCATTCGACTTCGCAGGGACCCTTGTCTCCGCAATAAAGCTTAGGCATTTGTCCTTCCTCCTTGGCTCCGGTCCGTTAGGGGATCGAAACCCTGAATAAGTAGTTTGTCGAAAATTCAAAAAGCCGCTTCTCGTCGGGGTTAAAAATCGGAGCCGGGTCCCCGATGGCGTCGATCGTCCAGGCATAATAATTTTTGCCCGAAATAAAAGCGGGCATATGCCAGCCGGTCGCCCCGTGGAGAATGGAGAAGATCTGTTCAGCGTCTTCTTGTGCTTCGCTGTATTCCGTATTCCGATTCCAAACCTGAATCGGTTTGTCTCTATAATCCGGAAGGTCGCCGACGAGCGCCGCCGGCGTCCTGGCTAAAATAACCATGGTCCGGTCCGGGACCAGGGCGCCCAGAATGTTTTTGACCGGGAGGCTGCCTACAAAGAAGTTTTCGCCGTGGATCCAGGGCAGGCCCGAATGACTCAGAATAAAAAGCGCCGCGTCCTGGAGCATTATCCGCCTCCCGCCTCTCGGATCGAAGCCGCGATGATCTCTAAATATTTATCTTTGAACATGTAGATTTTGCTCTCCAGATATTTCGGCCCGGAGCCGGGCTCCGTCCAATTGATTTGTTTTTCTCCATAAGCCTCCAGGGGAATCATCTCATGAACGTAGCTCGCGTATTCGATGTTGAATCCGGCGCTGATATCAAATCCGCCGTCGGCCGTGTCTTCGATATCTATTTTCTTGCTTCCCTTTAGGTGGCCTTCTTTGAGCGGGGTCTTGGGCTCGACTTCGTCCGCATCCAGGAGGAGCTGGCTGGCCGCTTTGAAGGCGCCCTGCCGGCCGGCCTCCGGGATCTTATGCTTCACGATCTCCGCGAATTTCGCGTCAAAATCGGCCAGATAAAGCGTAAAGCCGCCCATCAGAGAAATACCTCGAAAATCCCCCAGGAGAAATCCTTGGGCTGGCGGATGGCCCGGATCGGCCATTCCTGGCCCAGGACCGTGGCCCTCCAGGTGAAGTCCAGGGTGCCGCCCGGGTAATCCAGCCGTTTGATCAAAATCGAAAGTTCGCTCAAAACCTCTTCGCCTTTGAAGTCGACAATCTTCCGCCGCTTCCGGACGACTCGGCAGCGCAGGTTCAGCGTCGTGGTGCTCAGGACGTGGCCCCATTTATCGACCGTGTCGTGTTTGAAATCGATCTTGTCCGTCTGGTAGGCGCCGATCATTGCCATCTCTCCTGGACCGCGATGGCCGTCCTCGAAGTCGGCGCGATCGAATGCTCGCAGTTCGGGTGGAGCGGCGGCTCATCCTCAGCCGTCAATACGGGATAATCCGGATCCGTTCCGGAAAGGCTATAAATATTTCCCTCGACCGGCTTGCAGATCTCCGAGCAGGGGTTTGAATGCCGGCTCATTTGGACCAGATCACAATCATATTCCTGGCTCATGTTTTTCGTGGCTTCGGTCTGGCTCTCCCGGAGTCTGGTCCGGGCGACGAGCTCCGCGTAATAATTCAGCGTGAAATGCCGGCCGTTGACCACGATGAATTGGCCGCCTTCCAGGTTATCTATCAGCCGGCCCTTGATCATTTTAGAAAGCCAGGTCCGGCTGTATCCTTCTGTGACCGCTTTGTCCGCCCAATTTTTGAAAACATCGGCCAGGTATTCCGGATCGTCAAAAGCTTGAATGGGCGCCGTCTCCGGGATCTGGGCGATGGCCAGGGATGTCGTTCTGGCCAGGTGGATGATCGTATCGGCGGTCCGCTTGATCGTCGCGTTGGCGCGGTCCAAGTCCTTCAAAATAAGATCCTTGAATTCCGTCATCGCCCGGTCATGGCGCTGCCGATCGTAGCGGGAGCTCGAGCGGAATCCCAAAATCTCCAGCCGGATCCGGGCATGCAGGCCGCCGTGATTATAACTTTTGGGGATCTGGAGGGCCGTCCATTTTTGGGCGCCGCGGTTGAGCTCGGCCAGGATCCCCGTTATGCTTTTCATCGCCTTCATCACTTCGGTCTCTTTATAAGCTGAAACATCGATCCCTGTCAAATCGTTTATGATGCTTTTTTTGGCGACTTGGTAAATCCGGACGAGTTCCTGCGTCGCGGCATCCGTTTTCCAGTCCGGTTGAAAAGCCATTTTTAATAATCGTCTTCGTCGTTGAAAATATTGAAAGGGTCAAAATCCTTTGGGATCTTTTCCGTGGCATCCATGCCTTCCCGGCGATCGATGTTAAAAATCGCGATCGGCTTCGACGTCGACCAGGACTCGAGCAGGTCCTGGACCGGCGGCGGGATGGGTACCGCGTCCATCATTGATTCCAGATAATCCTCCTGGACGATCCCGGCCCTGATGACTCCCTGGGCCTGGATCCCCTTCCGGCGATCCTCATCGCCGTATAAAACATGGACGGCCAAATAAAAGGCCATCTCCGCTTGGGCTTTCTGCAGAATCAAAAGCTGGGCAGCCGTGGCATGGGCATAATCCGGGAGGCTCCAATTCGGGCTGTAGAAAAGTCGGTTATAGGCATGCATCAGGGCCTTGATTTTATAAAGGTCCGCCGAGGCCATGGGTCCCAGGTCATCCCAGGCTTCCGTTTCCAGCCGCTCGTTTAGAAAATAATCGTCCGCGGCGGCGATGTCGACAAACCATCCGATCGGGCTCATGTTATCCTCCCTTGATCTCCGGCTTTAATTTGATGAGCGTTTCGGGGACGCCGGCGTTATTGCCGACCAGGCCCTGGCTCTCCGTCCCGATGTAATCCCACCATAAAATTTTTCTGCTTAATTTCGAGGCGGTCTGGAGATAATAAAAATCCGATTCATAAATCGGCCGCAGCCATTCGTGCCGGGCCGCGAGATAAAGTTCTTTTCTTAAAATAATGTTTTGGCCGGCGATATATCCGAGCTCAATTCTCCGGGCCTTCCAGCGATCGTCCGGCGGACAAATCCAGCTTTCCCCGTACGCCATCCGGTGGATGATCATGTCCGGGTCCTGGTATTCCACGGCCGCTTTCAGGTCCTTGATAAAATCGGCGGTCCGCAGGCGGTCATCGTCCGGAAGGGTCATAACGAAAAGCCCCTCGATTTGCGGCGCCGCTTCGGCAATCAGGCCCATGGCCGCTATTAAACCCTTCTCAATTGTGGGCCGAAGGAGAAGGTGCTGGACGTCATGGTCCGTCTGAAATAATACTGATTCTATATTTCTCTTTAGGCAATTCGGCCGGGCCGGGTGGACCTGTGTCAAGATCGTCAGAAATTTCATTCTTTAATCTGCCTTCATAATAAGTCCGATCCCCATCATCCAGCCCCGGATCATGCTGTCCTTTTTGAAAGCGACGAGTGGCCGCTTGTTGTTTTCCATGATGTCATTCCAAAAATGGAAGGCGCCTTGTTCGGCTTCGTCCTTTTTATAAATGTCGTGAAAGGCGATGATCCCGGTGACCAGCGGGTCGTATAAAAGATAATCCGTTTTGACGCTCTGGTAACTGTGATCTCCGTCGATGAAAAGAAGGTCGATGGCCCGGCCGGCCAGGTGCTCTTTCAAGGTCCTGACCGTTTCGGCGCTGTGAGAATCCCCGAGAATGTCTGGGTGAAATTTCGGCTCTATATCGATCCCGATGTATCGGGCGTTTAAAAATGCTTCATAAAATCGGCGCTGGTATCCGTTCCAGATCCCGATCTCCACGACCAAGGGCTGGATGATGTCTCTCGCTTCAAAATAGGCGGAAGCGAATTCCAGGAAAAAGCGCCATTCGCTCATCTCCTGCCCAAATTGATTAGCTGGAAAAGAGGCCCATAAATTGTTGAATTTTTTAAGGTTCATACTCTCCCCCGGTTGTATTCCCAGCCGCCCTCGATCGGTGGAAGGCGTCTGGCCTTTCTCCTCGAGCTGGTGCCGGCCGCGTCATGGCGGATGAATTCCCGGGGCGCCCCGGTCCAGTTTAATCCCTTGCCGCTCGAATGACCGAGCCCCGGAAATTCCTTCAGGATTTTTCCTGAAAGCCCTTTTTTGAAAATATCCAGCATGGCCAGATAGCAGGGGGCGCCGTGATGGACATAAGGATGAAATTTTCTGTAATTCTCCAAATTGATCAATTGAAAATATGGATGAAGATAGGGCATCCATTGCCCGGGCGTGTTGTGTCCGGGCCAGCCCCATTCGAATCCGTCCCAGGCCGTCTTGTGCTCAATGTATCCGACGCCGTAGGTGTCCGGCTCCATCATCGCCAACATCGCTTCGACCGGGCTTTTCATCATCTCAATGTCCGAGTCGAAAATGAGGGCGTAGAGGGTTTTCATTTCAGCGATTCCCTTGACCAAGCCGCGGCCATGGCCGATGTTGTAGCCCATTGAAAAAATCGTAGTGAATTCGCCGGCGAGCGTTCTAGCATAATTGTAGCAGGGGTCCCTGGGATCCGAGCCGTCGATGATGATGATCGGCATCTCCGGATGAAATTTCCGGACCGAATTAAAGGCCCTGGCCAGCAGGTCCGCCGTGTTGTGGGTTACGGTCATGCCGGTGATGTTCATGAAAATGCCTTCTCCAAATTTAGCGAGCCGTTTAGAAAATCGAGGTAAATCTGAAAATCTCTTGGGATCCATTGCCGCAGGACGCGCCGGTCCGGGCTGTCCGTCTTCGGATAAATGGCCGCCTTGTGTCCGGCGCCGATCCCGGGCCGGCCCGGCAACCCTTTGATTCCCAAATAAAGCGGGTTGTCCTCATCGGAGAAAAGGAATCCCCGGGCTCCCGCCTTCCTCCAGATCCGCATGTCGAGATAGGTGTCGCCCGTGAGGAGCGCCTGGAATTCCGGCAAAAAGGAAATCTGAAATCCCGTCTCCGCCAGCGAGGCGTGGCTCCGGTTTTGAATCTGCATGAATTTTCCCGTGGGCAGGTGATAATATTTGCTTTGCAGGATCCCGGCGACCTGGTGGTGCTCTAAAACCGCGTCCAGGCATTCGGCATATCCGGGGGCATAGTATTCATCGTCCTCGATAACAATAATCCTGTCTCCCTTGATCAGCGGGACGGCTGCGGCCAGGTTCAAAATAAGCGTCGGCTTCGGTTCTCCCGGCTGGGGCTGCCGGCGCACGTATTCCATGGGGATCCGCGGCTTGAGCGGCGCTTGGCCGTCATCGATGACCAGCCATTGATCCGGCTTCCGGGTCTGGTTCCTCATCCAGAGCTGGCAAAGGTCAAAAGCCAGGGGCCGGTCTCCGGTGGGGGTTATGGCCGTCAACATCCGTGCCTCCCGCCGGCTGGGCCGGCTTCCCCCCGCCCGGACCCGGCCTTTCCGCGATCGTATAGGCTCCCGGGCTCCCGGCCGTATCCGCTCCGATCGGCCGTCCTGGGGCATCCTGGTGCGATTTCTTTTCGGCTCATCGGACTCCTATCTGGTATCCGCATTTTATGCATCTTGCCGCTCTGTTAAAGCCGGCCTTGGCCAGCCAGCAGGGCGCCCGTTTTAAATACATCGGCGTCCCGTCTCTCGGACAAGCCTGGCCGGATAGAGGCAGCCCCAAATCTTCAACCTGCTGGGCCGGCGTCCGCTTTGGCAATTCCCGTTTCGGCAGCAGCTTCAGATTGCTTGTCGAAAGCATCCAGGACCTCCTCCGCCGTTTTGAATTCAAAGCAGCGCAGGCCGCTTGTCGGGTTCAAATTTATGACCCGGATCCCCTTCGCCTGGAGCTGGGGCGCCAGGACCTCGAAGCCTCTCCGGAAGCTCTTGTTCGGCCGGCCGGAAAATTTGCCCGGGTAGCCGTTGTGAAAATGGGTCGGACCTTCGTCGTGCATGTCGAAGCCCAAAAGGTAGACCGGGTTGGCGGCGAGGCAAATGGCGAGCTGCAGGGCGCCGTATCCGGAATTGTTGGAGCTGTAGATCCCGGTCTTCAATCCGGCCGGGAATCCCACGAGGCCGGCGCTCCGGATGTAGTGGACGTCTTCGCCGAAGGGGCTGTTGAGTGCGTCTAGAAAAATCCGGGCTCCGGCGAAGGCCGAGAAACTCCCGGCTTTGTATTTCTGGCACCATTGATAAAAAGGAAAATCCATGGAAAACATCAAGTCTGCAAAGGGGGCGAATTCAAAGGCCCGATTGATGGCGATCGTCCGTCGGCCGCGGAGCCGCTCGAAATTGAATCCAGTCAGGCTGGGGCCGCCTCCAATGAGGAAGCAGGGCTGGCCGGCCCATTGCCCGTCGTGGAGGATCTCGCTGATGTGTTTCTTGGTTCCCCGTGCCAGGATCCAGGCCGCTTCCATTCCCTGTCTCCGGCTTCTCAAAATTTTGTTGACGTTATAATCGCGGGTCGTGATCGGCGGTCCGGCGTACATCGGATTCTCCTTTTGAAAGAGAGGCGGGGGAGGAAGCTCCCCCGCTCATGTCAAGAAGAACGCTCAGGCTGCTTTGCCTATTGGCTCATTCCCGAGGGGATCGTCGGATCGATGCATTCGATCTGGTCCATGTCCCCGCCGCATCCGCCGTAGCGCATCCATCCGGCTTGCGTGTCCGTATAGGACAAAATGTCGAAGTCGGAAAAGAGGCTCAGGTCCATCCGGTAGCCGGCCTTCATTTTGAATTTTGGAAGAACGACGTAGTACCGGTTCGTGTTGATTAACATTTGCGTGGTGATGTGCTGGAAATTGAAATTGATCTGCTTTTCGCTTCCGGCATAATGCTGGAGCGTGACGCTCAGGGCTTGCCGGATCCGGCTTTGGAGCTGCAGGGGCGTCAGGACGATTAGGGTCACGGTCTGGGGTGAAACCCCATAACCTTTTCCCTTGACGTTTTCGAGGATGGCGATGGCCGCGGCGTTGATGGCGTTCGCGTCCGCTCTGGCCAGGGCCGAGCAGTCTTGGCAATTGACCGCTTCGGTCGGCCAGCAGGCGCTTTTGGCCGCTCCCATCGCTTCGATCAGGGCATAAAAAACGGCCGCTCTGAATTGGTAGGCTTTGTTCCGGAATTCAATCGCGTTGTCCTCGATCGTCCACCAGTCGCCGTCATCAAAGAGCTGGCGGTGCCATCCGAGCGCGGCTCCGTAGAAATCAAAGTAGCATTCCTGCTTGCCTCCGCTCATTTGGTAGACGTCGATTTTTTCGCCCGGCTTGACCAGTTTAAAAGTCAGGCCGCTCTGGACATCGTGCATGGTGAAGCCGCTTCTCTTGCTGGCGCCGAAATCCCGGACGTCAAAAATCTGTTCATAACTATTGTCCCAGGCCGGGATGATATGGTACTTTTCGATGATCGGCAAAAGCGAGGCCGGAAAGTCGGCGGGGGTCGTGAACATTTGAGCCTTGGCGAGTCTGACGCCTTCGTTATAAATCTTTTTGGCGTCGACGAACGCCTGGATTTTAGCGAAGTCTAGGCTCCTGATTTTCGGGATGAAGGTATCCGGCACGGCCAGGAAATACTGCAGGGCTCCCCGCAGCATGTTCCTCTGCTCGGTGTCCTTGTGATCGAATTTCTCCCAATCAAGATTAAAAATTCTGCTTCTCATTTTGTTCCTTCCTTCGTCCTCTTCTACTCGAGCAGGGTAGCTTTGTCGCCTTTGAAATCGATCACGACATATTCGTCGTCATCGTCGGCGGCCTGGACGCAGATTCCGATCCAATAAAGGCCGGAAGCCCAGGGCTGGACGGGGTCGGCATAGACCCCGGAATAACCGATCTTGTTTCCCACGGCAAAGGCCGTACCGGCGCCCGTGACTTTGGGGACCCTGATTTTTTCGGCATTATAAATGCCGACGCAGTCTTCCCCGACATCAAGTTGCTGGGGAGAGCGCGGGTATCCCTGGGCGTCAAAAAGTATCTCGCCGAAAAAGGTTATGAAAACGGTTTCATTAATCAGAATCAGCAAGCCGTTCTGAACGCCGCCCGACTGCACGACGGGAAATTTGCTGCTGCACCATTTGCCCATCGGAGTGGCGGTTCTGAGATATTGAGGGCTCATGCTTTTCTCCTTTGTTAAATTATGAGATCGTGGAGGCGTCCCTTATTTCGGAATCATCGGGTTCTGGGCCGGATCAAGATACTTGTCGGCGATCTCCCCGCCCTTGCTTTCCTCCGGCTCGGCGCCGGTCGCTTTGTCCTTTCCATCGCCGCCGGCTTTTTCGTCTTTCTTGCCGCCGGCCGCGGGGACGATCTTGATTCCAAAGAGTTCCGCCGTCGTTTTAAATTCATCTAGCTCTTTGTCTAAATGGACCTTAAATTCGGCTTCGATTTTTTCAGGCGCCGTGGCCTTGAATTTGTCGAGCCGAGGTTTGATGAATTTTTTCTGTTGGTCCGTGAGCTTTCGATCGGTGGCCTCTTTTTCGAAGAGCGCCGGGACCTTGGTTAAGACGAGCTCGCCGTCCTTGGCGGCGATCGTTTTGTTCGCCGTTTCGAGTTTTTCGGTCAGCTCTTTCTTTTCCTTGGCCCATGTTTCCTCGAGCCGTTTCTTGTCGGCAAATTCCGAGGAGCCGGCTCTCCGTTTTTCCGTTTCGATCATTCCCTTGACCGCGGGGTCCTCTGCCAGCGCATCGTTTCCAAAGAAATCCGAAGGCTTGACGCCTTTCGCCGTCCTGAAGAATTCCCGGACATCTTCAGCGGTTAATCCTTCCACGTTAGCTCCTTCCGCTTCGTGCGATTTTTTATTAGCGAAAGCCTGGACCTGGGCCAGCAACGTAGCGCCGGCGAAGCCCGGGCGATCGAATTCTGAATTGCCCAGCGCGATGGCCGTAACGTCCCGGACGTCGGCCGTGTAAATTTTGCGCAGGCGGTCTTCCTTGAAATTGATATCGGCCTCGATCGAGGCGACGTCGAGCGGCAGCCCCCGGAATTCCGGTTTGATGTAGGCGATCGCCACGACCGATAATCTGTCTTTGATCCAGCGCAGGCTCTTGCCCACGATCTCGCCGATCGGCGTCCGGCCCTCCAGGTCGTTCGTGGCCGCGTGTTCGTGAAAAATTTTTAGGCCGTGCTGGATCTTGTGATATAAATTCTCAATGGCCGATCTGAACCATCGCGCTACAACCGTGCCGGCGCCGACCACCTTGCCGGCGCTGTCGCCCTCATGGCCGACGATGTAGGCCCTGAAAATCGGGCTCGGATCTTCGGCTTTGATCCGGTTGTATTCGGAGGCCGGGATGATCTTCAAGATCTCGTTGGCCGCCATGGCCTGGTACCGGGCGATGAATCGGACCTGGCTCATTTCTTGCCCTTCCCGGATTTTTCTTTAGGCGTAAAGCCTTGCCCCGGCTCCCCCTTCGGGGCGCCTTCCGCGAGTGTCTTAGCCGGGGGCTCTATCTTGGGTTTCGGCGTATCCAGGGCCGTCTCCCGGACGTTCCGGTGCGTGTCCATATAAGTCGATGGCTTGCGAGGCCCGAGCGGGGCCTGTTCTTTGGGCTGGATTTTGTTAGTCGTTGGCGGATCCCATTTTCCTTTTGCATCCCGCGGCTGGTGATCAACCGGCGGCTTCGGCTCCGGAACCTTGATTTTATTTGTGCTTATGATCATGCCTATTTCTCCTCTTCAGCCTTTTGCGCCTCCAGGAATTCTTTTGTTAGCGCCTCTTCATTCGGCTGGGGAATGAGCGGATTTTCCGCGGGGTTTAAATAATCTTCCGGTTCCATGTGCTGGGTTTCTTTCGAGGCCGCTTCGAACGATCCCCCGGCATCCTTGCAATGAGCCCGGGCCGCCTCTTCTGTCCATTCGCTTTTCGGATAGCGATAAGCCTGGGCTTCAGAACCGCTTTTCCCGGCGCGTTTCCCTACAAGAATTCGGTAGTTTTTCCCTTTGTGATCTCGCGTTAAACTCCCGACGACTTTGACTTCATCGGGATTGGCGAGCCTACATGAATGTTCGTTAGGGAATGGACTCATGGTAAAACCTCATCCAAGGCATCAGCTTCCTTCTTATGCCCTTGTTTTAATACCGATTCGGATCTTTGTCAAATGAAATTTTTGTCGCTATGGCGATTTGGCTGTCTGAAATTTTCTCTAAAATCTTGGTGTGGGCAGCTTCGTTATTGGCCAGGACCGCCAGGCATTCACAGAGCTTGTCCGTCTTTTGATCGATGCTGTCGATTTTCGTATTGGCCGCAATAGCCGAGCCCATGTGATTTTGGACCTGGGCCACGTATCCCGGGTTGAGGCCGTTTGTCTTTCCATTTCCTTTGCCTTTGAATTTCAAGGCCCAGGCCAGGACTCGGTCGATGATGAGCAGAGCGAAGATCCCGCCCACCCCGAGTTCGATGAAGTTTGAGCTCTTGGTCAGAGTTTTGACGGCCTCTGTGGCCTGCTGCAGGTCGATCATTGCGCTTCTCCTGTGGCCGAGACCGGGACCGAGCCAGGCTCGCCGGCCGGCGGCTGCTTTGTCTGTGTTTCCTTCGGCGTGAACGGGAAGGGTGCTCCCGTCGATTTCTTCGTGAGCACGGCGTCTTCCGATTTCCTGGCCATCTCCTCATCGACGTTGACGCCGGGGATCCGGCTCAGGAAAAGTTCGTCAGAAATTTTCCCGGATATCGCTGCCGGCAGGAAGACGTCTCTCAAATTCTGCCAGGTCTGGGCGCTAATGAAAGGAATGTCCACGGTTATTTTGTCCGGATCCAGCCGCGTCGAGCGTTGTTCGGCTCCGGTTTCTTTATTAAAAATCTCCATGGCGTTAGCAATCATTTCCTGGTAGCCGCCCTTCCATGTTTGCCGCTCTTTGAGAGTCGCAGCAAATATTAACTCCAGGAAATTGTCGGCCGTCGCCCTATTTGAAAGAAGCTCCGGGAATCCCAGGAAATGGACCGGGACTCCCGTGGCGCCGCTGATGACCTTGGCCAGGACCGTGATCTCTTTGATCAACGAATCGACGCCGTCCATGCTCGGCTGGCCGTATTGAAATTCTCCGTTAGTGCAAAGGCCCTTTTTAATTTTCCAATTCAATTGATCCAGCAGCGCCTGGGCCTTCTGGGCGTCGTTAGCGTTTTCGAATTTGAACCAGGGCAGGGGCGCCGCAAATATCCGGTCGATCTCCCGTAGGTCCCTCAGCGCCTTGTCCAGATCATCGATCTTGGAAAGGCATTTCATGATCTTCGGCGCCGCGCTGTTCGGATCGTTGACTCGGCCGCCGAATTTTTTATAAATAAATTCCGGCGGACTCAGCGTGACGTCTTGCCCTTTTTCGTCTTTCCAGATCACAGTTTTAATGTCTAAATAATCCTGGGGATTGGGCGTGACTTTATATTTCTTTGAGAGCCAGGAAACATAGCGGGCCGATACCATTTCGTCTTCTTTCTCCCAAAAAAGCCGGATCAGGATCTTGCCTTCGATCTCCGCCTCTTTGGCGAATTCCTGGATAACCTCTTTGTCCAGGTCGTTATATTCAAGGAAATTCTGGGCGAATTCAAGCTCCGCCGCCGCCTCTCCCTTTTTCTTTTCCGCGATTTTGACGCCTTCGGCAATGATGAAGGCCGCCCGAAGGTCGATGATGTTTCCGGTCTGGACGACTCCCCAATCGGCCGTACCGTTATATTTGTTGTTGATCTCCAGAACGGCCGAGTCGTAGGTCTGGTAATAATTCGACCGGTATTTTTTCATCTCTTCCCGGGCCGTTAAAATGTCCTGGGCCATTTGGGCCTGGACGATCTTGGCTCGCTGCAGGTCGATGATCAGCCGGTCAATCTGTTTCCGGTCCCGGCCGTGTTGACGGACGTCTTCAAAAAAAGTAGCTATACTCATGGATCCCCCCGCTTAATAAATATCTTCTTTGGTAACCCCGATGAAGGCTCCGCCCTCATTCGCTCCAAGGTGCGTGTAGAGGGCGTACCGTTTGGCATCGGGAGAATGGTCCCATAATTTTACAGGCTCGTCAAGAATATTTTCATTTTTATCTTTTCTCCACTTGTAGGCGCTCTCCTCTTTGATAAAGTTCGGGCTCTCATTCGTGGTCAGGACTTTAAATCGTTTGCAGAATTCGATCCCTGGGAGGACCGCGTTGTCTCCGGCGCAGACGTTGAAGCCGGCCCCGTTCAGCTCCTGGATCCGGCCCGGGTCCTCCGGGTCTGCGTAGATCGGCCGCCGGCGCTCATAGGGCGTCATTCGGAGCTTCATCAAATCGATGAGCTCCGGCGTGGTCAGGCGGGTCTGATAAATGATCTCCCGGATCATCGCCTGTCTTTCCTTGATCCCGATCTCGAGCAGCACGGTCGGGTTATTGAATCCGAAATCCAGCCCGTAGAAATATTCGTCCGCTTTGGGCAGCGTCGGCACCACGGCCGGGGCTCCATAAATCAGTTCTTTGAATTCCGCCCATTCGCCCAACCCATAAATTTTCCAATAGGCCATGTCCTGCTTTTCCAGGGCCTCGAGTTCCTTCACATAATCCGGATCCAGAAATGGGTTGTCTCTGTAGGTGCTGATGATCAGGTCGTATTTTTCCGTGGGCATTAATTTCGTCCGGACCCAGCCCGTGAAATCGGAGGGGTTGCAGCTCAGGAAAACCTGGTTGATATCGCCGGCGGCCTTGGCCGCGCTCATCCGGAGCTTCAGGATCCTGAAGTCTTCATAATTAAATTCATTCGCCTCTTCCATGTGGGCGTAATTGAATTCCTGGCTCTTGATCTTCTCCGGATCGTCGATCGACGTGAAGAGCCAGAGGCTTCCGTTATAAGGATTCCGGAGCGTATGCTCGCTCTTGTTGTGATCTAAAAATTGATAAACCTTCCGCTCCTGAAGCATGGTGATGGCCATCTCGTAGGTCGACATGCGCAGGGCCGGGAAGGTTTTTCTTGCCGTTAGGATCCGCTTCTTTTTTTCCGTTAAAAATCGGAAGGCCAGAAGCTGGGTGATCGAATAAGATTTGGAGCTTCGCGCTCCCCCGATGTTTAAAACAAGCGGCTGCCGGGAGGCAGCATTCTTGTAGAATATTTCCGTCGCCGGCCAGGTCTCACCGCTATCCTTTTTTTGGGCCGCTGGTTCCATTGTCGGCCTTCGGCTTTTTCCATTCGTGCGGGACGATCGTCACCTTGATCGGGAATTCCCCGCCGGCCAGGGCGACGTCCGAGATGTCTTTCATCCCCAGCCAGTTCTTCGCCAGGAAAATCTGCAGCGCCGGGTTTCCCTTGTCCGCGTTCTCTTTCATTTTCTGAAGCAGGGAGACGTTTCTTGTAGCCTCCCCTTTTTTTATAGCGTCCGCAAAATCCGGCCGCTCTTCTTTCCACCTTGTTATGCTGTCTTCGGAGACGTGCCAGAACCAGGCCATTTGCCTATGGGGCAGGCCGATCTGGGCCAGGGCCTCCGCCTCTATGATGAATTTCTCCTGGAATTTCGAAGGCCGCCCGGGCTCCCCGTTTGTCTTCCCGTTCTTCTGAACGTGGTTAGGCTTGCTCATTTTTTTATTTTTTCGGGCGACGCGTGCTCATCACACCAGTCCGGCTTACGGGTTCTGTCTGTGGCCGATACCGAGCGCCGCCCGTCCTTTGTCATCAGTTCGTCCATTCCCCTGGCCATCGCAGCCGCGAAAGCGAGTCTATCCTCAGCAAATATTTGTCGGTTCGTTTTTTTCTTTCCGTTCATTTTCTGTATCCTTTGATCGGCGTTAACCGCGTGAAATCGAAAATCCAGGGCCTCTCCGCGGCCAGGCCCTTCAGCCCCCCCGCCGCGGCGATCGCTTCCTGGATCCTGTTCAGGCTGGTCTTATATTTCAGCGCCAGGATGATCTCTCCGCCCCGCCAGTCGATCATGAATTGACGCCAGGCTTCAGGCCAAATATGGCGCAGGAATCTATATCCACTATTTGTGTATTGCGATCCGCCGCCGCAGAAAACGCAGCCGATCGTCTGTGCTCCTAGCGCCCTGGCTGGGTGCCGGACGATCGGGTGCGCTTTTATGTAGGCGGCGATGTCGGCATCCGTCCAGCCGGTCAGCGGGTTACAAATCCAGAGCTTATCTCGCTCCTGAAAAAAAAGGCTCCCGTCCTTGATCGTCCTCATGCCGCGCAGGTTATCATCCGCCTGACCGCGTTTTCCTGTAAATTGAAGCGTGCAACCGAGGTTCCGCGCTACTGCCCGGGCCGGCCCAATCTTCATCGCCCTGCAGCATTCCGAAACGTTGAGCCTGAAGCCCAAGCCCGTGTGTCTTTGATTCCAGAATCGCGCCGCCGTCTTCCCCAGCATCGGCCAGCCGGTCTTCTCCCATTGCTCGAGCGGCGTTTGCCGCGCCCTGGCGATCCGCAGGTCCAGCCCTTCATATCGTTTCTTGTAATAATGGTTTAGGGTGTCTCTTATGAATGTCTCGCTTCCCGGGTACTCCATTTGGGTGTCGGCCCAGATAATGGTGGGCGCATCGACGACCGTTTCTAAAACCAGATCTAGCAGCACCAGGCTGTCGTCGCCTCCGGAAAAGGCCAGGCAGGTCTTATCTTTTGGCTGCCAGCAGTCGACCTTCCGAATCATCTTCTCGGCTCGCTTGATTTTCGCCGTAAAGCCTTTCTCGCTCCAGCCGGGGGTCTCCGGCCCCAGCCATACCGGGATGATGATCGTCTCCTGCTCGCTTAAAATCGCCCGGACCAGGCCCTCCTGGATCTTCCATCCCGTCCTGTCCAGGACCGTCCTCTCGGCAATGTCCTTGAATTCTTTCATTCCTTTTTCCTTTTGGGGATCTGACAACGAGTCTTTGTCGCCCGGATCTGGGCCTCTGTCTGGCCGCCCAGCGCCGCGAATCGGCGGATCATGACGTCGACATAGGGCGGATCGATTTCCATCGTCCGGCAAATCCGCCCCTCCCGCTCCGCGGCGACCAGCGTCGATCCGGATCCTCCGAATGGATCCAGGACCGTCTCTCCCGGCCGGCTCGAATTCCTGATGGCTCGCTGGACCAGGGCCAGCGGTTTTCGCGTCGGGTGGAGCATCGTCGAGCTCCCCCGCCTGGCAATCTCCCAGACGTCCGCTTCGTCCCGGATGTCCAGGAAATAATGCTTCCCGCCCTTCCAGCCATAAAGGATCGGCAGGGCCTGCTTTCGCTTCGAAGCCTGGGCCTTGAGCAGCATCTCATGCTTATGGTGGTAATCGCTCCAGCCGAGGCTCGAGGCGTTCTTGATCCAAATGATCGGCGTCGAGAAAGTCATCCCCGTGGCTTTGATGGCATAGATGAAAGCCGGGTAGGAGCTGTAGCCGCTGCAGATGTAAAAAACGCCGCCGGCCTTGGTATGGTCTTTCATCCGGGCCATGAAGGCCAGGCTGAATTCGATGAATCTCTCTTCGCTCACGTTGTCGCCGGCGATCGGGCCGTATTTCGTCCCTTCGTATTTGACGTTGTACGGCGGATCCGTGAAGACCAGGTCCGCTTTCTTGTCCCCCATCAGCGCTGCATAGGCCCATTCCTTTGTCGCGTCGCCACAGAGGATCTTGTGTTTCCCGGCCAGGAAAAGATCGCCCGGCCGCGTCTCGGATTTCTTCTCCGCCGGCGGCACCATGTCTTCCCGGGTCTGGTCAAAACGATTCGGGCCGAATTGGTTTAAAAGGTTGTCGATCGAAATGGGCTTGCCCAGCTCGATCTTGAAAAGTTCGGTCTTGATTTTATCCTTGGCTTCAAATAAAAGCTCCGCCAGGTTTTGATCATCCCAGCCGGCGATGTTGTCGTTGTCGGAGAGGGCGTACTTCAATTTCTCCGCGTCGGTTGGGGCCTTGACGATCGAAATGCCGGCGCTCAGGGCGCCCAGGTCCTGGAGCGCCCGGAGGCGCTGGTTCCCGCCCAGGACAATGTATTTCCCGCCTTCCCTGCAGCAGACCAGCCGCTTGTAGAGCCCGAGCTCGAGGATCTGGGCTTTGAGCCGCTCGAAGTCGGCTTTCTTGACCATGGTCTTCGGGTTTTTCTTCCAGCCGATGAGGTCATGCAGCGGGACGGTTTTTTCTTCGGCGGTTTTGATCTCCATTTTATTTCCTTGGGCGGCGGCCCTCCATATAATTTCAGGCAGCCGGTAAGTCCCCGCTGATCCAGGGGTCCCGAGCGCCGCCCTTTGTCATCAATCCATAAGATCCGCGTCCTCGAATTCGTCTTCCTCCTCAATCAGATCGAGAGGAAAATTCGGATTATTCTTGGCTTTGATCAAATCCAATAAATCCATCAAATCTTTAATCTCGAGATTCGGGATCGGTCTGGGTATCCTCATTTTTTCTTTTTGAGTTCGGCCCGGAGCCCCTCGATCGTCATTTTCTGTTCGACGTTTTCCCATTGGAGGAAATTGTAATAAAGAACATAGCCGGGCGTGACGATGAAATAGGATTTTTTGGGATCCTCTTTCGGCTCGAATGCCGGCAGCGCTCCCTCTACGATCTTGCCCACGATCCTGGCGCCTTCCATGGGCGGCGACGTCGCCGGCGGCTTGTATTGCGTGCAGGCCGCCTGCAGCAGCAGCGCCGCGGCCGCGGCTGTCAGGAAATGGCCGGCCTTCCGCGGCCGGCGCAGGGATCCCTTTTTAATGGATTTCCAGCCCTTAGCTAAAAAACTTATCAGAAAAAGCGTTGAGAGCAGGAATATCCATCTTCGCCAGGGCCTCTCTGAATTTGACGCGGTCATTCTCTCTCTCTTTCCGGAGGGCCATAATCTCTTTGTCGATCTGGTCTGAAATCTCCGGCTTGATTGTTTTTAAAATTTCCAGAATCATCTCCGGGTTCAAAAACCCGAGCAGGCTTTTAAAGATTTGAGCCAATTCCATCAAAGCGCCTCCTTTCTGTTCAACCTCATTGTCACTTTGAAACATGGCATCGTTCCCTTTTCTATGGGCGTCATATATGCCAAGGTTACAGATATAATTTTCCCATCTCTCAGATGCTGGCCTTTTTTATAAAATTGAGGGGTATATGTATAAAATATTTTTTTCTTTTTGAATGGCCACATCAAAGCGCCTCCTGTACTAAATTTAAAAAAGCCGTCAAATTGAAAAGCCGCCCCGGGCAATCCGTCTCGTTCAACGTATCGTGGCGATAAATTTTTCCAAGCGGGATCCCGGTGGTTCTCATCCAATAGGCCACGATCACAGCGCCGGTCTCGAGCTCCGCCGTCGACGGCGTCCGGAGATTGAAATCGCCGACGAAACAAAGTCCCAGCGCCCGGGTGTTGTGCTTCAGGCAATGGGCGCCTTGTGCGTCCCAGGGTCGGCCCATCAGGATCTCATAACCATGCTCCAGGAGCTCGATGCCGGCGTGATAGCCGATATCGATCCAGGGCGGCTTGAATTTTTTCCCTTCATGGGCGCCTAACCGCCGGCCATATTCCTGCTGGGTGACGATGATCCCGTCGACGGCCCAGCTTTTATGAAAGAGTCGGATCCCAGCCCATTGAAGCGTCGGCGCATCGAATTCGGCCGCGTGGTGGATGACGATCTCCGTAGGAATCAAGGAAAGATATTGAATCTTTTCCGCCATTTTTTAGCCCTCCTCTTTCATACTCCGATCCCGGGCCTTTGTCAATTTCACTTCGGAATTATCGGAAAGGGGACTTCCAGAATCTGGATGTCCTCTCCGGTTCGCTTCCGCAGCGCCTCTCGCTTGGCCTGGACTTTCTCCCAGGCTTCCTGGCTTACTTTTTGCATGTAGGCGATCTGATCGGTCCTTATGTAGACCTCTTCTCCAAAAATCGTTTTTGTGGCGATGACCGGATCCGTGAAGAGCTGGTGCGTCTCTTCTCCGATCGAGGCTTCGTAGGCGTTGTCCTCGCAGACGAGTTGCATTGCCGTGCCGGCAAATGAAAAAACCCAGGGCATGCTGTCCTCCTTTTAAAATTCGATCTCGGCCGCTCGCTTAAAAAGCGACATTGGGATCTCATAGATTTTCCTGATTCCGCGGTCCGTCAGGTCCGTTATGTATTTGCTTTCAAACGTGCTCAGAAGCGCCTGGTCTATCTCCGCGGCAAAAAGGCCATTGGTGAATCGAACGCAGAGAATGTACCGGAAACCGTTCTGGGCCGCTAAATAAATGACCCGGTCCAGATGCTCTTTTCCGGCCCGGAAATTTTCATAGGTTTTCTGGTTGCAATTGCGGTAGGCTAAATCGATGTAGGCGACGGTTTTAAAATCAAAAGGCCGGACGGCGATAAAATTCGCCGGCCTGAATCTCCAAGGCGGAAAGAAAAGCTCAAGACCCCACATCTCCTGGAGGACCTTGACCATCATCGGATCGTCCTTCCGTCCCTTCCAGGGCTCTTGGTTTTTAAACATTTTTGTCATCCAAAAAACTCAGACAATGAATGGCCTGTTTTTCCGTATAATAATTTGCCAATCCCAAAAGAAAACGGAGCCCCATCGCGGCCGTCTGGGCCGCCTCTTTTTTCATCTCATCCATTCCTTCGTGGCGCCCATAGAAAAAATCCAGGGCCGCTTTCTGCAGTTCCCCGGCTTCTTCCGCCACGATGGCGGCGCCGTGGATCGGATCCGTCGGCCATCCGGGGAATTTCTCTTCCGCCTTTTCTGCTTCATCAAAAAGAAGATCGATGAATTCGCGCAGCAAAGCCTGTTTGGCAGCCTGTCCAATCCATTTCCTGGCCGATCTCGTCGATTTGTTTTTGCCCATTAGGTTTCCTCCAGAAGCCGGCCCAGGTTATTTTTCTTTTTTATCTGGATCCCGGCCTTCATGAGTTCCTTGATAAACATCCAGATCTTCTGGCCGCTGGGCTCCGGCAGCCGGCAGCCTTTCGAATCGGCGCCAATGTTGACGAATTCTGGCTGGATCTCTTCGATCCAACCCATGAGGATATCCAGGTCAAATTCCATGATCGGTTCGATCGTAATAAAAACTTTGTCCCTTCGATGCAGTTTTATTTTTAAAAGCGCCTCCGCCCTTTCCCGCGGCGCCGGCGCTTTTGAATATCTGTCCATGGGCCAGTTCGTCTCGATCGTCGTTCCGAATAGAGTCGATATTGGAAAATCGGCAGCGACCGAAAAATAACCGGCCGGATTTTTGCTTTGAAAAACATATCGATTGTTCGGCCAGTCCCGGCAATGGTCCAGGATCCTCTTTATCCAGGGCGTCAAAATTCCCGGGCCGAAGATGTCATTCATGTGTTCGATGAAAATGGTTTTCTTTTCGCCATAGGCGATCTCGAGCTCGCGCTCGTTCAGCCGGGCTGGGCCTTCGTATTTGGGCGAGACGCCGTGCGGGTTCTGCTGGACGTAGCAGTAATTGCAGCAATGGCCGCAGCGGCCCTCGAGGTGGTTATGAACGTGCGTCGTCCAATCGTACATTTGTCCTTTAGATTTCTTTAAGGGCATATTCCAAAATCCTTATAAGATGCGAAATGAAATTATCTTCAGAGAGCTTTCCTTTCATCTGGTTACAAACAAAACAACATGGAACCACGTTTTCTTTTATATATCCTCCTGTATTATCGATTCGATCGAGACCATTCCTTTGAAAAATTGCTGATTGGCCACAATAAAAACAATCTTTTTTTATAAGTTCGTTAAATAATTCCTGAGAAATATCGAAAGCCAAACCTCTCTTCTTCGCACTTTGAATATATAAAACTCTCATTCTTTTTGATGATTTGCCGTAATATCGTCTTGCGCTTTTTTTACCATTCTCGCTGGTTGCCCATCTTAGTTTCCAGAAATTTATCTTATCTCTATTTTTTTGTCTCCATATTTTTTTCAGTTTTCTTAAATGATCCTTTTTCAAGGTCCTATATTTAATATCATAGATTCGCTTTTTTTCGTGGCTCTCTTTGAGGCTCATCTTATTTCTTCTAGGAAGGCTTGAATATCGGCGAGACAATGCCGGTTCCAGACGCTTTCGCCACAGGGAAAAAATGCGTACTGGCGCCAGCGACCAAACCATTTAATCTCCCCGAGCTTCATGCCGCTCGCTTTGGCCAGGATGCTGTAGACATCGGTCCGCCGCAGCGTGGCGATCTTTAAAAATTCCAGGTATTTACTTTCCATCCTTGCCTCCTGAGCGATTTAAATAATGCGGCTCCCGAGTCGTCCCCGCCCGGGACCGGTGGGGCTCACTTGGTCCCGGTGCTCGGGAGCCGGATTAAATAACCGGGGCGCCCCCAGCCAGGCGTCACCCCGGGCTTCTCGATGGCTGGCTCGACCCGCATTGAATAGGACCGGCTACCGCAATTTCCGCGCCTGCCGGGCCGGCCGGTTTAGCTCCCGGCTCTGGCACCATGCGGGATTTGGTTTTCTGGAGACTGCTGGGTCTTTCCGTCTTAACGCGTCCCAGCGCCTTTTCCGAGAATGCCTTTCGTCTGCTAAAAGGCTTTATAAAGCCCGTTAGCCGCCAGTGCCGTCAAGGCTCCGTAGATCAGGAATGTGATAAAAATAAAAGGGTGAACGACGAAGGTGAAATAAGCGGCCGTGGCTGCAAAAGAAAGAATAATTGAAACCACGTAGCCGGACCATTTGGGCCTGGTCTCTTCCTTCGGCCAGATCCAGCGTTTGACGAGTTCTGTCAGTCCGGTCAGCGTCAAGCCGCCCAGCGGAATGAAACTGAGCTTGGCCAGGGCCTCGAGGATCTTCGGGTCGATAGTGATCCCGGTTGTCGTTTGCGCGGCCGCGGCCAAGGGCAGCGCCAGCATGAATAGGAGCGTGAGGAAAGCGAGGGTCAGAATTTTTCTCTTCATAAAAACCTCCTGTTTTTATTTTTTGTCGCCGGCCTTCTTTCCGTCCGGAAGGCTGGCAAGCATCTTCAGCGCTCTTGTTAGGTTAGTCGCCCGGCGCTCGAGATCTTTGATTTCCTCTTCTTTGTTTCTGATCCCTTTTTTGCAGGCTTCGATTCCTTCGATGATCAATTTCCGCTCGAGCGTCAGGGCGTTCATGATCTCATCCCGGTCCCCAAATAAATTTTTCTGAACCATCTTCGATTCCTTCTTTTATTTTTCTTTGTGAAAAATCTGTTGATGATAGGATTCATCCTGACAGATAACTAAATTTGATGGGTAATTTTTGTCTTTCTGGCCATCTATATGATGAACGATTTCTGTTTCCTTTAAATATCTTCCAAGAGCCTTTTCGGCAATAAGGCGATGTTCTCTAACGTAGCCATCACGATCGGCGTGCGGATGATTTTTAATCCATATCAATATATAACCATCTTTGTCCGTTCTCCGGCCGCCCCTCCATCTTCCATTTTTATTTCCGCTATTTTTCAGAGAGTGTTTTAAACAACATTCGGCATTCATTTTTTTGCCGAGCTTTGCCTTTCTCATTTTTTCGATGGATTCCGCTTTATGTTTTTTCCCCAGAAAAGAAGGAGGCAACATTAAATCAATCCTGAATTCCGGGCCGTGCCATAGCCATCTCTAGAGTAATGGGAATTATTAAAACTTCGGCCAGACCGGCTTCTTTCATGTCCAATCGACGGGCGATCCCTTCCGAGACATCAATAATTCTTCCTGGGATAAAAGGCCCGCGATCATTTATTGAAGCCATGGCTCGCCGCCCGTTGTCCAAATTGATGATCAGGACTTTGGTCCCAAAAGGAAGCCAGGGGTGGGCTGCCGTGGCCGCCTCTGAATCGTAAAGCTCGCCCGAGGCCGTCATCAGGCCATAAAATCCCGGGCCATACCACGAGGAATTCCCGCTCTGGGGTGGTCCAAAAAGGACCCGGAGGCTCTTCTCCAAATTGTCGACTTTCTGGACCAGGGCCTCATTCTGTCGCGTCAGGATCCCGATCCCGGTGGTGTTCTCTTCCGCCTGGCTGCGGATCTCCCGCAGATCCTCGAATTCGCGCCAGGTCGAAAGGCCGCCCCAAGCCGCGATCAAAATGATGATGATCAAAATCATCCAATGAAAATTCCGCGGCAGGAGTTCATAAACGATCGAATTTTTCTTTTTCATGTCCTCTCCTTTTTTAATGGATCGTTTCGTCGTAAGCCACCCGGAGCGCTTTCCGCTCTTCGCGTCCGAGCTCCACAGCGCCCAGGAGGTCCGGCCGTTGCTGGCCCGGGCCGTGCTGTTGAAAGCCGCTTGCAGATAAAAATTCCCAGCCGCGGCCGTGGGCCAGGTACCAGCTCTCGACGTCATGACCCTGGGCCGCCGTCGATCGTTGGCCGGGTCCCGTTGGCATCCATGGCCAGAAAAGCCCTTCCGCTTTCTTCTCTCCGTCTTCGCCGTCGTTCGATCCTGTGAGCCCGTATTCCATGAGCTTGAGCGTGCCGGGGCTTGTCGACCAGCCGCGGGGCCAGGGCGCATTGACCGTGTCCATCGATCCGACGCCGTGAAGGCTGGCCAGGCCCTTGCCTTCGAGGGCATTGACGAGAAGATCCGCGAAAGCTCCGCTGTCTTCAAAATAAATCAAAATATTCTCGTTCGGGATCCCGTGGGCCTTGAGCTGATTTATAAGTTTGGTGCTGAGGCCCGTATTCCCGTTTTCGTTGGCCGTCTCAAAAACGACGAAAGGAAGAAATGGCTTTGCCGAGTCGATGATCCAATCGATGTCGGCATCCGGGGCCGGGCCGCCGGCGCCATAAGGCTCGAGCGAAATGATAGATGTGATTTTGCGTTCGGCCATGAGCCGGATCCTGGATTGAAGGACGTCCCTGTATTCCGGGTCGACCGGCTTCCAAGATTCCCAAACTCCGGGGATCTCATCATAAAAATGCGAAAAGCCGCGGGTCATGGGGATCCCGTCCTCTGCCAGCGCATTGGCATAGGTCGTGCATCTCTCTTTCGTGAATTCGCCGTCCAGGTCCTTGCTGCAAAAGAATCCGAGCAAGGCGCCGTCCCAAGGAATGAATGCGTGCTTGTTCGGCCAGGGGATATCGCATTGCGGAATCGGCGGCTCGGGTTTTGTATGCTTGATGCAGATCTCCGTCGGCCTCTGCTCATCCTTATCGATGTATTGGGCTGGGTGCGTGGCCGGACAAAATTCGTTTGCGATCCTGGCTTCGGCCGCCGGCATATCCGGGAAGTCATTACAAACCGTGATCCAGATCTTCGGCGTCGGCGGCTTCGGCGGACAGGCCGGCGCCATGAAGATCAGGGCCATGATCAAAAGGATGAGCGCTTTTCTTTTTCCGAAGTTATAAAGCATGTTTTTGGGCCTCCTCCAAAATTCCTTTTATCTCTTTCATCACCTCGAATTCTTCTGGGAAATTATAATTCGTCAGGCCGGCCTTCGTCCGGACCGCGATCGTCTCCTCCAATTCCTCGATCTCCCGGATGATCCATTTTATCGCTTTTGCATAATCTCTAGCCATTAATTTTCTCCTCCTTTTCTTTGCATGGTTCCCCTTCCGCTATTTTTCCATGGATGTTTCCCTTCACGTTTTTGGCCCAGAAAGAAATCGTCACCAGCGGGTATGGTCCGCCTGTCTGCATCCGGCTCTCGATTTTGGCCCCGCAGATTCCCTCGATTTTCTTCCCGTCAATTTTTATAAAAAATTCGGGTTCGATCCCAATCTTGGAAGGAAAATTGATCTCGACAAAATGGAGCCTGTCGCTAAATTCGCCCATTCTCGACCTCCTCGATCTCTCCGTTCCTATAAATGGCTTTTATTTTTTTGATCGGCCCTCTGCAAATGCGCGGCCTGGATCTAAATCGACTTTTCAAAATCTCGATTTCGGTCCTGGGATTCTTTCCATCCAGGTCCTGGCCGACCGTTAAATCTATCCAGCGGGGAGAATCGTCTTTGATCAAATTCATTTTTTTTATCGCATCGACTAGGACCGTCGCTCCGGAATAAAGCCGGTCTTTGTCCAGGAGCCGGCGCCGGAAAGACCAGATCCGGAGTTTCATTTTTTGGCCCGGCGGCTTTTCGGGCTTCTGTTTGCCTGTGTCGTTCAAGGCCGCGGCAATCCACCATTCATAAGTCTCGATCATCTTTTTCCTGTCTCTATAATGGGTCCGCAGAATAACATTCCCGGAATGGATCGGCTCCTCGATCGTCAATTTTATCATTTTTTCTTTCCCGGCTTCCGGTCTAAAAATTTTCTCATGCCAGCGAAGAGCGGGGCCGCCGTGGGCATCCGGTATTTCATTCTCCGGTAGTGCCGGATCTCAAAAGGACCGAAGTCCCAAGAATCAAAGACCGGTTTCGTCGGCAAATAAACAGAACGGCGAAATCGGAATGTTGAGAATCCCCACCAGTTCAATTGCCAGCGTCGGGCGATCTTCATTTAATCCTCATCGATTTTCCAGTATTCCCTCGAAAATAAAGATATTTGAAAAAGGCGATCTGATTCGCTCAGGGCCGGCGATAAGGTCTTAACGAATTGGATCCGGGTCATTTTATATTTTTTCGCCCTCTCAATTTGCTCTTGCGGGATCCCTGGAAATATCATTTTGATTCTATCCAGGTTGTCCCTCGAGGGATCCGGCTCGCGTTTTTTAAAGTGAGGGGGAATATTGTTCATCGAGATATTCCTTCCATCGATTTTTGTTTAAGAATGTCGAAAGATATAATGGCTGTTGATCGAATCCCTTTTTTAATCTTTGGCTCTTTAAAAATGCTTCGTATCCATCGACCGCCTTTTCTAATTCCTCGATCGTATGTGTTTTTCGTTCCCGGCGATAATTGATAAATGCCTGGTCCTTGTCTTTCTTTACCGGCCAATCATCCCATAAGTCTTTGAATTCGGAGGCTATTTCTTCGTCAGATACACCACCCGCATAAGCGGTATTCTTATCTTTTCTCTTCTCTTCTATTCTCTTCTCTTCTATTCTTGTCGGGTTTTTTGTAAACGCGTTTACTGATTTGCCCTCTTTTTCGGGTTTTTTGTAAACAGCCTTCCTGGTAAATTGATCATAACTGGGTTGATAAAGTCCCCATTTTGTAATCGTCACGATCGTTTCAATCAAATTTTTCTCGATCTCAATTCTTCCCGCCTTCAAACATTTATCTAGGGCCGATTTTATGATCTCTTTTGGAATCAATAATTGTTGGGCTAAAGCCTCTAATGTTGCAAATCGGAATTGGCCCTGTGGTTCCCGCATGGCTGCGAGGCAGACAAAATTAAGCCAGGCCGCTCGTTCGGCCGGTTCGAGATCCTGCTGGCACGTAGAATGAAGCCAAATCTGCGGATACCATTTAATCCATTTCATTGGGGAATTCCTTGTGATATTCCTTCAGCCAAATGTCCAAGGTTTTCTTTGTTATAATCCCCGCGTTTTGCGTTCGAGAAAAATAAATTGAAAGCGCTTCCATCGTCAAAAGGGAAAGTGATTTCCCTAAAAGATCGGCCATTCTTTTCGTCCTGAAATATGGCCAGGGCAAAATCCTGACCGACAATACTTTTGTTCTTGATCTTTTCAATTTGGTTTTCTCCTTTTGCCTATTTTGTAAACTCTGCGCTCGTTTGTCAAGCGAAAAAAGGCGCCGGGGTGGGAGCGTTCTTTCAAGGAGATGAATCATGAAAAAGAAAGGAGGGCCGCTCCTGCCTTGGCCTCCCGACGCCTTCGTTCTTCATTCTGTTTTCTTGTCCGCCAGGATCTCCGCCGGGACCCGGCCCACGAGCTGGGCTCCGGATTTGAGAATCAAATCGATGAGCTCGCCCTTCTTGAGCTTGCTGTGATCTCGGCGGTTGAGTTTCTTGTGCCAATAACTATTCGTGGCCGGCTGGCTGAAAATCTTGGTCTTCTTTCCAAAGACCAGGATCTCGGCCTTGGTTTTCTTCTGGAGATATTCCTTGTCGACCGCGTATTCCTTGGCCAGACTGATCCCCAGGAATTCCGCCAGCAACCGGCGATTCGTGGATCCGAAGCCTCCCCATTCCCCGACGTTCTGGCCATCCGTAAAGGCCGCCTCTATGGCCTTCGGGAAAATCGGCTTGATCTTTGCATAGGGAAGCCCCAGAAGCTGGCGCAGCGTCCTGTCCCTTACGCCATAATGATCGGGCCTTAATCCCAGGGCCTTCTGCAGGGCCTCCATGGCCGGTTGGCTGGCATGGGCCAGGCACATGAAAAGGAGCGTCTTCGTTTTTTCGTCATCGAGCTTCAGCGCCGCCAGCGCCGCGGGGACCCGCTTCCGGAAGAAAACATTCCGGAAATATTCGCCATGCCAGCCGACCCGGGCGCCGCCTTTCTCTATGCCCTTGGCTTTCTGGTCCCTGGCCTTCACCCGGCCCTCGATCTCGAGTTTCTGGTAACAGGCCGGATCCAAGCAGGCTCGCTCGGTTTCGGCCTTTCCGTCAAAAGTCAGGATGGAGACGAAATTCGGGCAGGCGAAGCATTTTTTCCCGGGTTTCGGCGTCGACCAGTTATAAAAATTCTGGTAGCTGGAATGCTTGATCTGGTCTGAAAAACGGAAACCGGTTGTCCCGTATTGCGCATGATACTTGGTTCGTTTCCAATTCTCTCCCAACCATCGGGCCTGGTTCTCCATGAAGCATTTCGGGTTGAGACAGGAATGGGCGCCGCCGTCGAAATCAAAAAGATTTTTCTGGACCTGAGTGTTGTTTCCGCAGGCCGCGCAGCCGGTGATGTCGAAAAAGGCGGTTTTGAATCTGGGCGCCATTTCATCGATGGCGGTCCGGAGCTGGGAGACCGTTTCGAAGCGCCGGTAATCATGGGTCAGGACCCGGCCGGCAAATTCGGCCAGGATCTCCTTCTCCCGGATCCGGAGGAGCTGCTCGAGCATGCCATAAGCGAGCCGGCCCTTGTCCCAGGCTTCCAGGATCTTGGCCGGGAGGTCCAGGACCGCGACCCGCCGACGGATGTATTGTGGCCGGATCCCGGTCCGCTCGCCGAGCAGGACGGCGCCGGCTTCGCTGTGTTTGGCCAGGTAGGCTTTGAAACTCTCGGCCTCTTCTCGCTCCGTCAGGTCTTCGCGCTGCAGGTTTTCGATGATCATGAAATCAAAAGCCTCCCCATCGGAGAGGGGCCGGATGATGGCCGGGATCATCTTCAGGCCGGCTTCCCGAGCTGCCCTGTGGCGCCGTTCGCCGGCCACGATCTCATAGGCGGTCTTCTTGCCCTTAACCGGCCGGATGATGATCGGCTCGATGACGCCTTTTTCCTTGATCGATTCCTTTAGCTCTTTCATTTTCGCTCCGCCGAAATCCCGCCGCGGGTTTTGGGGATTCGGCCCAATGTTTCCGATCGGGATCTCCTCAAAAATTATTTTATCCATCAGTCCTCCTTAAATCCTGCCCAAGGCCGGCGATGATCTTCGCCGGCCCGGTCCGGATCTTTTCTTTTAATGCCTCGATTTCCTTCTCGAGCGCGGCCCGGATGTTCTCATTGCCGGTCTTGAGATTCAAGATCCAGATCTCCTGCTTTTGGATATAATCTTCATGGTGCTCGATCGTCTGGGCCTGTTCTTTAATCTTTTGCTCTAGCCCTTTGTAGCAAAATTCGCAGGCCGGCTCCTCGAAAGCCGAGGCACCGATCGGGGAGCCGCATCTTCTGCATTTCATCCGGTGCCTCCTTTTTTCTTCGGCCCGGTCCGCTTGATCGTCGTGACCATCGTTTTCTTCGGTTTTGTATAGGGTTCTTCGATGCCGTCGATCTGCATTTGTTCCGCTTCGGGGATCTTGCATTCTTTTCCGTTTCGGATTCCGGTTTTGATTTCGATGTCGAGGACCAGGCCATTCTTTCCATAATATCTGCCCGGGGTCTCTTCATCTCCGATGAGTTTTTCCTTGATCTCATCGAAATTCTGCTTTGCCTTTTTCGCCGCCTCCTGGAGTTCCAGGAAAAGCTCGAGCTCGACAGTCTCGCTGCGTTCAATCGGCGAGAATCCCGAGGCATGAAGGGGCCGGCAGACATGGTTAAATCCGCACATCCTGCAAGTGTCCTCCTCGTAGGGGATCGGCGCCGGCAGGGTCCCCGCTGCGACGTGGCGGTTGACTTCCGCCGCCCTTCCCGTGTCATGGTCCAGGAGATCCTGGTCCAGCATCATGGGCATGATCCGCGGCCGGTAGCCGAAGGTCTTTAAAATCAAAAGGCCTCCCGGGAGCTTATGGCCGGCGAAATAAAAATTGAGCTGGCTGGCGTGTTTCCTGATCCAGAATTTCGGATGATTCTTGACCTCCCAAATCGTCCGGGTCGTGGCCCAATATATCGGGTTGATCGATTTGATCTCGACCGGCAGTTCCCGGATCCCGGAGAAAGTCTCCCTCCAGCGGTCCGGGGTTTCGATCATGCCGTCGATCTTTCCCGTGATCTTGAATTCCTCCAGGGTGACCCGGGCCTGGGCCTTCACGAGTGTAAAGCCAATCTCATCCAGGAGCGCCTTCGTCCGCTTCTCCTGGTCCTGGCCTTCCTTGACCCGCCATTCCCCGTCCAGGTCCATTCGCCGCTCTTCCTTCCATCGGGTCCGTTTTAAAACCAGGTTGAGCAGGCAGGGATGGCCGATCTCCGAGGCCCAATTCGAGGCGCTGTGATCCCAGGGCTCATGATCCTCATGAATCGCGGCGTCCATTTTGGCCCCGACTTCCGCGGCCAGCCGGCAAAGGGCGCCATAAAAGGCGACGCCGGATTTCGGTTTTTCCTGTGGGATCCCGGAGATTGCATCCAAAAGCCTTTTCTCCTGCTCCGCCATCTTCTGAATTATGGTGGGGGGGGATTCTTGGCCGCTCATTTTTTGTCGGTGCCTTTGAAGAGGGCCTGCTGTTCTTCATCTTCATCCGGCGTTTCGGTCTGGACTTCATCGGTCTTGGAAAATTCCGCTGCATCCTCGAGGGCCACTTTTTCTTCCGTTTCGTCAATCCCGGAAATCATGGCCGTTTTCTTTTCGATTTCCGTCCCTTCCATCCCTTTCTCCGCTTCTTGGAGCAACCGGCCGAGGTCGGACGGCGTGGTGTCGTGGCGATATCCCCAGACCGTGACCGTGGCTACCCAGCCCTGCTGTCCCTCTTTGGCGAAAACCCGGGCGACGCCGATGGCCGGATGGTCCTTCAGAATATTCCGGTCGACGATCGTCTGGGCGATCCGGTCTCCGAATCTCTGACGCTGCGTATGTTCCTCCATGCAGTCGATCGTCGCCTGGTCCTGATAATTGATCCAAAGGCCGAGAGGAGGTTGGGTCGGGAAAAATGCCCAGGCCCCTTCTTTCTTCGCCGGGGCCTGGTCCTTCGTGCCGTAGACCGCGCAATTCGGAAATTGCTTTTGATCCGTCGGGTGGCCGTCTTTCCAGATAACCCGCTTCATTTTGGCTTGGATGCTCTGGATGAAATAAGTATAGATGTTATAGAAAAGGGTTTTGTCCACGGCAACCAGAGTCCCGGCCGGCGAATAACCGATCCCGATTTTCCGAAGGTTGACCGCGGTAATGGCCTTGGTCTCCGGATCCCGCTCGATAAAAGGATTCGGCCGGTCCTTGCCGTCGACGATGACGGCCTGCGGAGTGAGGATCGAAATGCCGGCGACTTTATTGAGTTGGGTATAGCCGGCGCTCGAGATGATGAAATCCCGGCTACGATCTTGAATAGGGGCGCCTTCCGGCTCTTCGTCCTCGAATTTCTGGCCGCGCTTTTTCTTCCCGCCGGCCGGCAGGGTGTAGAGATGACCCATCTTCTCAAAGAGAGAAATGTCGGCCTTGATCGGCCGCATGATGGCGCCGGTCTTGTCTGCCCGGATGTAGACGGTTCCGAAATCGGCGGTCAGGGCGACGACCGATTTCTTTTCCGGTTTTTCGGACGCCTGCTTTTTGGGGGCCTCTTTCTCTTTGGGTTTCTCAGTCACGAGGATCCGCCCCCGATGTCGGCTCTTTCGTGGTGTCGATTGTGTGCTGTTCTACGGAATCCATCGGCTCCGCTTCTTTGGCGATTTCCTTCGCGGCCGCTTTGCTGAAAGGATCGCCCTTGGTCATGTTTTCCTGAACGCGCTTGATCGTTTCGGCCATCTCCGCGGCCGTCATCGGCCGGCCGACGATGTCCAGGGCCTCGGCGCCGCTCAGAACGATCGCCCGGTACTCTTCGGGCTTGATTTCTTCCAAGGCTGCGATCTTGGCATTGAGCGCCGATTCGATCTTGCTGTAGAGTCCGCGGTTGCTGTAATCCGGCGATGTGGTGGTGGTGACCGATCCGTTTCCCTTGCTGAGGAGATTGGCGATTTGCGCTATCTCCCTCAGCTCCTGAGTGATTCTTGACATAAATATACCTCCTAAAAAAATTTTGGCTTTTCTTATTTTCCCAAACGCTCGATTTTCTTTTCGAGGGCATGGAGCTTTTTTATCAATGCTAAAAGTTCGATATGA